ATGGGCACGGGCTTGGCGCGCAAGCGCGCGCGTTCGGATGTGCGCCGGATATGGACCAATGCGAGACGCCGCAAGTTCCTGGAACATCTGGCGAGGACCTGCAATGTCGCGGCGTCCGCGCGCGTCGCGGGGATGGCGACGAACAGCCCCTATGCGCTGCGCAACCGCGACGCCGCCTTCGCCGAGGCGTGGGATCAGGCGCTGATGGAAGGCTATGACCGGCTGGAAGCGAGCATGTTCGACCGGGCGATGAACGGCAAGGTCGAGACGGTGACGCGCGGCGGCGTCGTGGAGGAACGGAGAACCTATTCGGATAATGTGGCGCTGACCCTGCTGCGCATGCACCGCGAGCGGGTGGAGAGGAAGCGCGCGGCGACGGCGGGACGTGCCCCCGACGACCTGCTGGCCGTCATCCGCGAGCGGCTGGACCGGCTGCACGACCGGAAGGATCGCAGGTGAGCGCCGGGAGCGGCGCGGCCTCGCTGGCCGAGCAACTGCATGGGCTGGACGAGGCGGACTGGCGCGCCCTGTTCGACGGCATGGGGGAAAGCGAGCGCACGGCTTTGCTGCGCCACTGGCCGTTCTGGGCGCGGCCGGCGCAATTGCCGCCCCCCGGACCATGGCGGATCTGGCTGATCCTCGCCGGGCGCGGCTTCGGCAAGACGCGGAGCGGGGCGGAATGGGTGCGGAGCGTCGCCGAGCGCCAGCCCGACGCGCGGATCGCGCTGGTCGGCGCGAGCCATGCCGAGGCGCGCGCGGTGATGGTGGAGGGGGAGAGCGGGCTGCTCGCCGTGTGCGGGCCGGAGTCGGGAATCGAATGGGAGCCGTCGCTGCGCCGCCTGCGCTGGCCGGGCGGGGCGCGCGCCTTCCTCTATTCTGCCGCCGAGCCGGAGGCGCTGCGCGGCGCACAACATCATGCCGCCTGGGCCGACGAAATCGCGAAATGGCCCCATGGCGAGGCGACGTGGAGCAATCTGGAAATGGGCCTCAGGCTGGGGAAGGCCCCGCGCATCGTCGCCACGACGACGCCGCGCCCGGTGTCGCTGCTCCGCCGCCTGCTGGCGATGCCCGGCGTCGCGGTGACGCGCGGGCGCACCGAGGATAATCGCGCCTGGCTGCCCGACGCCTTTCTGGACGCGATGCGCGACACCTATGGCGGCACGCGGCTGGGGCGGCAGGAACTGGACGGCGAACTGATCGAGGAGGCGGCGGGCGCGCTCTGGCCGCGCGCGCTGATCGAGCGGTGCCGGGTGCGCGAGGTCCCCGATGTCAGCCGCGTGGTGGTGGCGGTGGACCCGCCCGCCGGGATCGGCGGGGACGCCTGCGGGATCGTGGCGGCGGCGCTGGGCGCGGACGGAAATGCCTATGTGCTGGCCGATGCGAGCGTGACGGGGGCGGGGCCGGAGGGCTGGGCGCGGGCGGTAGCGCAGGCCGCCGAGACGCACGGCGCCGATCGGGTGGTGGCCGAGGCGAATAATGGCGGGGCGATGGTGGAAAGCGTGCTGCGCGCGGCGGAGCGGCACCTGCCGATCCGGCTTGTCCATGCGAGCCGCGGGAAAGCGGCGCGCGCCGAGCCGGTGGCGGCGCTCTACGCGGCGGGGCGGGCCTTTCATGTCGGGGCCTTCCCCGCGCTGGAGGACGAGATGGCGGGGCTGGTGGCGGGGGGCGGCTATGAGGGGCCGGGGCGGTCGCCCGATCGGGCGGATGCGCTGGTGTGGGCGATGAGCGAACTGATGCTGGGGCGGCGGGGGCGGCCGGGGATGCGGCGGATTTGAAGGGTGGGCGGGGCTGATTGGGTGCGTCGTGCTGGTTGCGCGCCCCCACCCCAACCCCTCCCCTGAAGGGGAGGGGCTTATATGTGCGCTTCACCCCTCCCCTTCAGGGGAGGGGACGGGGGTGGGGGCTTGCCGCTAGCGCCATCGTGACTTGTCGGGCTGCGACCGTGCGAGCGGGGCATCCCTGTTGGCGGGGCGTTGCGCCTAGCCGCCGGCCCCCACCCCAAACCCCTCCCCTAAAGGGGAGGGGCTTATGGTTCGCATCACCCCTCCCCTTCAGGGGAGGGGCTTTTTCGATCGAGGAGATTCTTATGCGATGGTTTGGGCGGAAGGGCGGCGTGGCTGCCCGGCCGGCGCTGGCGCGCGTCATGGCGGGGGCGGCGATCGGGGGCGAGTGGCCGCGATCCTATGAGGCGCAGGTGCGCGATGCCTATGCCGGCAATGCGGTGGCGCAGCGCGCGGTGCGGATGGTGGCGGAGGGCGTGGCGGGCGTGCCGGTCTATGCGCCGGCTGACGCGCACCCGGCGTTGGCGCTGATCGGCGCGGGGCTGGCCGAGACGGTGGCGGCGCAACTGCTGCTGCACGGCAATGCGTTCGTCCAGATCGTCGGTGACGGCGAGGGCGTGCCGGTCGAGCTGTTCCCGCTGCGGCCCGAGCGGGTGACGGTGGAACCGGACGCGAACGGCTGGCCGGCGGCGTATCTTTATCGCACCGGCGAGCGGGTGACGCGGATTCTGGCGGCGGACGCGCTGGGCAAGCCGGGGCTGATCCATATCCGCAGCTATCATCCGCTGGACGATCATTATGGGCTGGGCTGCCTCGGCGCGGCCTATGGCGCGGTGGCGATCCACAATGCGGCGACGCGCTGGAACCGCGCGCTGCTCGACAATGCGGCGCGGCCGTCGGGGGCGTTGGTCTATGATCCGGGGGAGCCGGGGGCGGCGCTGTCGGCCGACCAGTTCGACCGGCTGAAGGCCGAGATCGACGCCAGTTTCGCGGGCGCGGCCAATGCCGGGCGGCCGATGCTGCTCGACGGCGGGCTGAAATGGCAGGCGATGAGCCTGTCCCCCGCCGACATGGATTTCGTGGGGCTGAAGGCGGCGGCCGCGCGCGAGATCGCGCTGGCCTTCGGCGTGCCGCCGATGCTGATGGGCCTGCCCGGCGACAACAGCTACGCCAATTATTCGGAGGCGAACCGCGCGCTGTGGCGGCTGGCGATCGTGCCGCTGGCCGAGAAGATCGTCGGCGGACTGACGGCGGGCCTCACCGCCTGGTGGCCCGACCTCGTGCTGAAGCTGGACCTTGACGCGATCCCGGCGCTGGCGGGCGATCGCGAGCGGCTGTGGAGCATGGCGGCGGGGGCGGACTTCCTGACCGATACCGAGAAGCGCGAGATGCTGGGCTTCGGCGCGCGGGGAGAGGGGCAATGAGCGCGGCGATGCTGGCGAGCCTGATCGCACAAGCGGAGGAACAGGGCGCGTCGCTGGTGACGCTGCGCGCGCTGGCCGAGGAAGCGAGCGAGCGGGGCGCGGAGCGCGTGCTGGAGCGGCTGGGGCTGACCGACCGCGACGCGCGGGCTGATCTGGATGAATTGCGCGGGCTGCTGGGCGCGTGGCGCGACGCCAAGAGGACCGCGCGCAACGAGCTGATCGGCTGGTGCGCGCGGATCGGCATGGCGCTGCTGCTGCTCGGCCTCGCGGTGAAGCTGGGCCTTGTCGGCATGGTGCGCGGATGAGCGGGGCGATACGCTTCGCGGGCTATGCCGCGATCTTCGACCGGGTGGACCGGGGCGGCGACATCGTGCGGCGCGGCGCCTTCGCGCGGGCGGTGGCCGAAGGGCCGGCGCGCCTGCCCCTGCTATGGCAGCATGAGGCGGGGACGCCGATCGGGCGAATCGAGAGCCTGGCCGAAGATGCGCGCGGGCTGCGCGTGATCGGGCGGCTCACCCCCAACAGCCGGGCGGGGCGCGAGGCGGCGGCCTTGCTGGCCGAGGGTGCGATCGGTGGGCTGAGCTTCGGCTATCGCGTGCGCGACGCCACGCATGGAACAAATAGAGAACTAAACGACCTCGACCTGATCGAGGTGTCGCTGGTGACATTCCCGATGCAGCCCGCCGCCCGCGTCCATGCGGTGCGCGCGGAGCCGGCGGCGGCCTGACGCCAAACCCTTTCCCCGCCCCGCGACGGGGCCGGGCTTTTGCCGAGGAGACATCTATGTACGAAGTGAAGGCGGACCCGCTGGAGGCGAGCTTCGACGAAGCCGCGCGGGTGGACGAGGCGGCCGAGCTGCGCGCCGAGCGCGACGCGCTGAAGGCCCGGCTGGAGGCGGCGACGCGCGCGGCGGCGCGGCCCGCGCTGAGCGGCGCGAAGAGCGAGGCCAGCCCCGAGCGGGCGGCGTTCGTCGAGCGCTATCTGCGTAAAGGTATCGAGAGCGGGGTGGAGCTGAAGAGCTTCGCGGGGACGAGCGGGGCGGACGGCGGCTATGCCGTGCCGCGCGAGATCGACGCGACGATCGACGCGACGCTGAAGGCCATCTCCCCGATCCGCGCGATCGCCAATGTCGTGAAGATCGGCAGCGCGGGCTATCGCAAGCTGGTGACGAGCGGGGGCACGCCCTCGGGCTGGGTGGCCGAGGACGCCGCGCGGCCGATGACCGACACCCCCGATTTCCACGAGATCGTGCCGGCGATGGGCGACCTCTACGCCAATCCGGCGGCAAGCCAGGCGATGCTGGACGACGCGCAGTTCGACGTCGAAGGCTGGCTGGCGGGGGAGATCGCGAGCGAGTTCGCGCGGGCCGAGGGGGCGGCCTTCGTCTCGGGCAACGGGACGAACAAGCCCAGGGGCTTCCTTGCCGCGCCGACCAGCGACGAGGCGGACGGGGAGCGCGCCTTCGGCACGCTGCAATATCTGGCGAGCGGCGCGGCGGGAGCGTTCCCGGCGAGCAATCCGCAAGACAAGCTGATCGACCTCATCCAGGCGCTGCGCGCGCCCTATCGGCAGGGGGCGGTGTTCGTGATGAACTCGGCGACGCTGGCGGCGATCCGCAAGTTCAAGACGAGCGACGGCGCGTTCCTGTGGCAGCCGGGGCTGGCGGAGGGGCGGCCCGATACCTTGCTGGGCTATCCGGTGGTCGAGGCCGAGGACATGCCCGACATCGCGGCGAATGCCTGCGCGATCGCCTTCGGCAATTTCCGCGCGGGCTATCTGATCGCCGAACGGGCCGAGACGCAGATCCTGCGCGATCCCTATTCGAACAAGCCGTTCGTCCACTTCTACGCCAGCAAGCGCGTCGGCGGCGGCGTCAGCAATTCCGAGGCGATCAAGCTGATGAAGTTCGCGGCGGCCTGATCCGCCGTGATCCGCGCCGCGCCGGGGCCATTCCCCCTCCCGGCGCGGCGCACCCCCCTTTTCCTTTCACGGAGATACAGATGGCCGACAGCTATTCGAGCAGCGCGGAGGCGCTCCATTCGCCCGCGAGCCGGGCGGTGGCGGTGACGGCGGACGACGACGCGCCGCTCCCCGACATTCCCAAGGCATTATATATAGGTACGGGCGGCGACATCGTCCTGCGCGGCCTGCGCGACGCGGCGGACGCGACGTGGCGCAACGTGCCTTCGGGCAGCGTGCTGCCGTTTCGCGCGCAGTTCGTCCGCGCGACGGGGACGACCGCCGCCGACATCCTCGCCCTTTATTGAGGCCGGCGGCGATGCTGATCGGCCTCGGCCTTGCCCTGACCCTCGCCCGCCATTCCGGCGCGGCGGCGCCCTCTCCGAGCGGCAGCGCGCTGCTGCTGGAGGACGGCGCGGCGCTCGCCACCGAAGACGGCGACCCCTTGCTGCTGGAGGAGCCCGCATGACATCGAAATCCATTTCGCAACTGAGCGCCGCCGCGACGATCGGCGGCGGCGAGGCGATCCCGTTCGCGGCCGGAGGCGGCAACGGCCGGCTGACGCCCGACCAGATCGCCGATCACGCCGCGCGGCGGACGCAGGGCCGGCCGCTGCGCCTTGCCTTCGCGGGCGACAGCATCGCCGAACTGTTCGGCCAGTATAAGACGGCATCCCCCTTCTTCTGGAGCCAGGTGCGGCACCCGCGGCGCTGGGACTATGTGGGCGTCGGCGACGCGGGCGGGCTGGTCGCGGTGTCGGGATCCAAATCGGGCACGCTTCTCAACGTGGGCGGCGCGGTCAGCTACGCCGCGATCGACGGCGTGGACATGCATACGCCGGCGATGATCGCGAAGCTGGCAGACTGGAAGCCCGACCTGCTGGTGATCGAGGTCGGCACCAATGACAGCAGCTACTCGCCCGACGAGGATTCGACGTTCCGCAACGTGCGCGCCTTCGTGGAGGCGGTGGGCGCGCGGCAGACGCTGATTTTTCCGATCCTGCCGCGCGCGGGGGCGACCAGCCCCGACTTCCGGCAAAGCTATAATAACTGGCTGCTGGATTGGGAGCGGCGGACGCCGGGCATCCGCGTCGCGCGCGTCGAGCCTTATCTGATCGACGGCGCGGACGGTGTTTCGGGCGGCGCGACCGGCGCGGCGGGGGCGATGACGATCGACGGGCTGCACCCCTCGATCTCCTTCGGGCGCGCGATCGAGCCGATGCTGTCCGCGCTGCTCGACGAACTGGGCGCGCCACGGATCGCCCCGCGCGCGCAGTCGCCGGCGGACATCCGTTCGGCGACGCGACCGAACCTCAACCTGCTCGACACGCGCGGGCTGATGGGCGGCACCTATGACGCCACCTTCGTCCATGCCCCCTGCACGGGCGTGATTCCCGAGGGCTGGCAGCTCTCGTCGGGCTGGGACGCCAATCCCGAGCTGGTCGCGACGGCCTCCAAAACGACGCTGACCTGCCGGGGCAACAGCTTCGACGCCACGCGGCTGGTGCTTTCCGCACCGGGACCGCTGCCGGCATACCGGCCCGTCACCCTGACGATCACCGGCGAGGTGCCGGCAGGCGATCCCTGCCCCGGCGAGGCGCAGGCGATCGTGCGCGTCACCGATCCGGTGGGCATCCTGTCGGTGCGGCTGTCGATTTCGGGCACGATCGACGGCGTGCCCGGCCAGACGATCGCGATGGGCGAGGCGTTCAGCGCCACCGACGCCGACCTGCTGCCCGAGAATCTGGACGAAATATGGGAGATGCTGCTGCCCGGCACGCAGGGGTTCGATCCGGGGACCTATTTCACGCTGTCGATCACGATCGTCGCCCAGCCGGGCAAGACGCCGGGCGGGACCGTCGACGTGGCGCAGGTGGGCTATCATCTGCTCACCCCGCTGCCCGAGGCGGCATGATCGGCTGGCTGAGCGCGCTGGCGCAGAGGGCGGACGCGCCGCGCTGGCTGATCGGGGCGGCGATCCTGATCGCGCTGATGCTCCTCGCATGGCTGGCGCTGGCGGCGCATGACCGGCGGGTGATCGCGGCGCATGACGCGGCGCGCGGCCTCACGCTCAGCGAAAGCGCGCGGGCGGCGGATGCAAGCGCCGCCGCCCGGCGCCGCGACGACGACCGGCGGATCGCCGCCGAGGCCGCCCAACTGGAAAAGGGAATTGCCGATGCGCCGACCGAGGCCGCGCCCGATGCTGCTCGCCGGGCTTATTATCGCTGTGTCGGGCTGCAACAGGCCGCCCGCGCCGCCGGCGATCCAGCACCCGCCTGTTGAGGATCTGACCTGCCCCGCCGAGCCGGCCGCGCCCGATGCGGCGGCCAGCGACAGCGCGATGCTGCGTTTCGACGCGGCGGCGCTGATCGCGGGGCGCGCCTGCCGTGACGCGCTGGGGCGGCTCTGCCGCTGGCATGTCGCGCGCGGGCTGACCGGCATCGACTGCGCCCTTCCCGATCGCGGAGAACCACAATGACATTTCCCCTGACCGCGCCCGCGATTTTGCGCGAGGACGCGAAAACCTATCTGCGCCTCGACAGCGCGGAGGAGGATGCGCTGATCGATCGGCTGATCGAGAGCGCGACCGCTTTGTGCGAAGCCTTTACCGGGCAGATTCTGATCGCGCGTCCGGGTAGCGAGATGATCGCCGCCGGCGGTGAATGGCGGCGGCTGGCGCGGACGCCGGTGCGCGCGATCAGCGCCGTCGAAGCGATCGCGGCGGACGGCACGGCCGAGGCGCTGCCGGTCGATGCTTATGCGATCGACATAGACGGCAATGGCGACGGCTGGGTGCGCCTGACGCGGCCCGTTGCGGTGGGACGGCTGCGCGTCACCTATGAAGCGGGGCTGGCGGGCGAGGCGGACGCGCTGCCCGCGCCGCTGAAACAGGGCGTCGTCCGGCTGGTGGCGCACCTCCACGCGCATCGCGATGCGGCCGACGAAGCGGGGCCGCCCGCCGCCGTCGCCGCGCTGTGGCGGCCCTGGCGACGGATGCGGATCGGATGAGCGGCGCACTGGCGGGCCTGCTGACCGAGCGGGTGACGATCGAGCGGCGCGGCGGCGCGCGCGATGCGCTGGGCGGCGCTGTGGGCGACTGGAACGCGATCGGGGTGCGCTGGGCGCGGCTGGAGCCGCGCGGATACGGGCCGCTGATCGTCGGCGAGGCGCTGGACGCGCGGCCGCGCTGGCGCGTGACGCTGCGTGGCCAGAGTGGTGTCGCGGTGGGCGACCGGCTGCTGTGGCGCGGGCGGACGATGATCGTCCGCGGCGTGATGGACGATCCGGCGACGCCCGACCGGACCTTATTCGAAGCGGAGGAAGAGCGATGAGCGAGCGACTGGCGGCGCGGCTGAAGGCGCGCGCCGAACCGCATGTCCGCAGGGTCGCAGCGGCGCTGGCCGAGGCGGCCGAGGCGGAA